TTCTCCGCATCATTTAGGTCACCAAAATCTTGTTGACCTACAATTTCACCTATAGGTTTTTCTACTGGACACTGGCCGGAATCCACTAACTCTTGTGCAGGGGTTTTAAATGGCAAGTTTTCAACAACACCAAGTGCCTTATCAATTTTCTTACTCATCGTCACAATGCCTCTTACATATACTAGGAGCTTGTTCTGGATTATTTATAATCGTGTCAAACCAAGATTGCCACTCCTCTCCCTCGACAATATCCTCAATCCTTTCTACATTACTGACTTTCATACTATTCTTATAGAATCGAGATACCTCTTTTTCTTCTTCTTCAGAACGAGTTCTTTGTAAACCACAACATGGTAATAGATGACCTGTGGCACAAAAAAATACATCTTGACCATCAGTATTATTTCTTAGGCAACGAGGATTAAGTGTCATTGTTTATTGTCGTTTCCAAGCCAATTTCCAATGTACTCATCACTAGGTTTAAATAAAAGTTTATCCCACATCTCATCTTTCCACTCACCATATCTATACGACTCGTGCCATCTACTTGACTTTACTAATTTGAATTTTATTCCATTATATTCTGCCAAAGCTTTTGCCTCGTCAATATCATTTTGATTGTATTTAAAAACGATATATTTCCACACAGGAGTTAACCCACAGTTTACTGCAAGTTTCATCATATCAAACAAATGTTCACCGTCTTGGTTTATCCTATACTTGTGACTGTCCTTGGGAAGTCCATCAATTCCAAACATCCACTTTGCATTTACATTAGCCTTAAATGCTTCTGTGTACCTAGTTGAAGATTTGTGTGATGCAGCGGTGTGCAATACAGTCTTTTTATCTTTTTCATAAGTTAGTTTAAGAAAGTCTATTAAATTTGTAGCAAAAATAGGATCAGAAATGTTTCCTATAAGATGTATGCTATCATAATATTCTACAACCTTTTCAAAGTCAGATATCGACATATCACCACCTAAAAATGGTAAATTATTTGTCAGTAAATATTTTCTTTCACATTTAGGGCATTCTAGGTTGCACCTAATAGATGTTTCTATATTGATAGACTTACGTCGATCATACATACTACTCACCGGCATCTTGGAAGAAAGAGGTTGTTTCGTTAAATCCAAAATCATCATCAGCTGAAGCTGTAGTTGGGTCTGGGGTCACCACAAGTTTTTGTTCTCTTCTGGGTGATTTATCTGGTAAGTCTGTGAACTGATCAACTTGAACCGTTTTAATAATACTTTGACCTGTGACCGGACCATAAAGATAGAACTTCGCAGTGAAATCTAAAGTGTATATAATTGCTCTTCTTGTTGCAAAATCACCTTCATAATCATCTTCGTATGATATACTATTCAGAACGATGGGAACATCTCGTTTCACACTCATATCAGGCATATCATTAATAGTCAAAGTGTAGTCGGGCTGAAAGAATGGTAAAATTTGTTCTACGATCTGTAAGGCATCATCAGAATTTTTTGACAAAATATATAACTCAAAACCTAAGTTATACGGAACGGGCATATATTGTGTGTCAAGTTTATTTGAATTTCCTGACTTGGTTTTCTTAAACTGTTGAACTCTGTTTAGTTTTCTTGTAGGATCGTAAGATAAACCATTTATTTCAAAACCAATTCGAGGTAATGTGATGGCAACCTGTTTTGTTAAGTCAGGGTCCTCTCTCAAACGAACTAAAAACTTTTGTCTGGGCCCATATGCCAGAGGAACTTTCATAGATTGTGTAATGACGCCATCATTGTCTTTACGAACTAATTGTATATTGTTGAATAATGTACCAAACGCAACGACAACTTTTCGAGTCGTTTCATGGTAAAATTGTTGTCCTAACATTAACCTTTACTCCCTGCATCACCAAACGGATTACTTTCTGTGAAGTCTAACACATCATCATCAAGATCATCAAATAACTCATTTTGAGCTGTGTTATCAAGACTACCTGTGTTTGCTCCACCTGTCCCAATTATATAGTCTTCCTGTAATAAGAACTCTCCTGTTTCAAGAAGTAAACTCTCGCCTACAGAAGTTGAGTCATCCTCACCAATAATATTGTCATTATCCGTTTCATCTTTTAGTAGACCTCTAGTGGTGGCTGTATCATGTATTCTAATTTGTTCATTGACCGCACTTGATTGTTCCAAAGTAAACTGAAAGAACATAGTGTCCACAGACAATGCATCTTCAATCGCATCAATATCAGTGATGCCAGTATCAAGTGCTTCAGAACTATAATCAAATGTACGACATTGTAATTTAAATACTGGATTATTATCTAATTGGTGGAATGGTTCATCATGGTCAACAAAATTAACCTCAAATAGTTTTTTGAGAACAGGATGAAAAATTAAATCCCCCTCTAAAGGCCTATCTGAATCTGTCGCATCAGTTTCATTGAGAAGATAAAAATCTGTCCCTTCAAACACGATTGCATTACCACTCTGATCTATAGTTCCTTCTTCTAACAGAATAGAACCGCCAGTTGTATCTGTGCCATCTTCGATAGTAAACTGTTTTGTTAATTCTTGAAATCTATGTTTTGCAACAACAAAGGTTAACTCACTTAGGTCTTGCAACCCAAACTTATTCATGAGTTCTCTTTCGCCCTGATACCCACCCTCTGCATTTTCAACGTACATCTCTATCTTTGCAGAGTTTCTAAATTTAGAAAGAGCATCTTCACCAAAAACTGTATCTTCAGCAGTCAAAGTTCTGTCAACATAATGAACGTCATGACCATATATTTGAATAGCCTCTGCAACCAAATCCCTATATAAGTTTTGTTCTGTAGCAATCGCAGTTCTATTGCTGGTATGAAATATTGAATTGACGGCCATAGAGTTATCCTATCATATAATTTACTGGTAACTCAAATGCGAGTTGAATTTGTTCTTCTAATTTTTCTAATTCCTCTTGTGCCTGTGAATAAATTGTTTCCCCATTCATGGTAACACCACCTAACATAGACACACCGTTGAATTTGGAAAGGTTGGCACCCCACTGTCTCTTTATTAGAGCAGTTGCATATCTTTTTAGATACATATCATTGAAAACATCTGTGTATGTTGTCGGGTCAAGTTTTCTGTAACACTCAATAATTATAAACTCGTCTACTTTAATATCATTGTTCCAATCCATATCTAAATAAAGTCTCTGTTGGTGTTGACTAAATCTGATCGGAACTTCTCCAACCAAAACATGCTCCAAGAAATCTAGGTGCTTCAACGTCATCTCGTATTCCATAATTGACGTTGAAGAGAAATCATACAAGTCATTTAGACGTAACTGATATCTAAGGTCAAACATATTTGCTGTTGTGCTGTCTGTAAAAGGAAAAACACTCACCACTGAGATTACAGCTTCAGGCACAGGGATAAAACCTTTGCCCTCTAACCAAGTCGCAGTAACAGAATTATCAGCGGTATCTGTGGCAACTTCTGATGCATCAGTTGTTGCTCTACTGATATCATCAGATGTGATCTTGTGTTTAAGATACATTCTTTCCACACCATCATAATGATATTCTGCAAAGTATTGAAGAGCCTCGTCAAGTCTATCGTCAATTTGGTCATCAGACACGTTTATGTCAATAACCCCACTACCCAATGCTCTAAGACAATATGACTTCAGAGTTGCCTTTGTTGAGGGAACAGCCATGTCATCACTCCTTTATACTCTATTTATAAGTATTTGGATGCGATACAGTTGGGACCAAACTGACCATCATCAAACCAATCTGACTCTCGGACAAACCCTACACTTTTATAAGCAGGCATTGCACTTTGCCTAGGAACAGTCCACATATAATGGCCGTCTTTAAGTTTTGCATACTCTAAACACCAATTTAGTATGATTGAAGAATATTTCTGTCCTCTAAAATTTGGGTGAACCCATAATCCTCTTGATCTCCAATAATTAAATATACCTTTTGAGTTACTATGGTAACAACTATTTACGGCAACTAATTCTTTATTAGACCTAATACCAACAAACGTGGGCTCTGCATCCTTTGCCATTTGTTTATCTTTACCAAGTTCTTTTTGTAACCAATGCCATGTCCACTCATTTGCCTTTGCGACCCCATTCTTTTTATTAGGCCACAGTTCTTTTTCCCAGACCTCTTTGATTTCCTCGAAATTTATTTCCTCTACAAAATCAAACGTTATCTGCATAATGCTCCCACTCATGAGGTTTATTCATTCTATGAGTAAAATGAACGAATTTTATATCTGGATGAAACTCATCACCCAAACAAACATATTCATTACCAGTAAGGTTTCTATATTTTCTAGTCAATTGAACATTCCATCTAAACATGCTCTTTCCATAATTTATATCGGTTCCAGTGACCCAACGAGTAAACCATGCATCAGGTAACGTTATTAGCTCAAGTCTTTCGTTCACAGAATCTTCAACAAAATATTGCTCACCATTTACTGGACCATTTGTTGTCCCATTGTCGATATAATGTCTTTGCCATCCATAGACATCAGACATAAATTTTTCATAGATATACTTACAATCTTTTGGATAATATTTAAAAAATCCACCGTTAATCTTATATCCTTCTTTTTTTGTATCTCTCCACCATCCTGGCATTGCAACAAATTGTCCACGATTAACAGGGTATTCAAATATCTTTTCATAATCATTAACTAATAAAACATCAATATCCATCACACAAATGGGTTCATCAATATCTTGTTGCATTGCCCACATCTTATTCCATTGCAATTCAACCCTAGAGTCATATGGCTCTCTTATCCACACGATCTCATATTTAGAAAGTTTTCTCTCTAAATACGTTTCGTATTCTGGACCGTACTTCTCCCCTATTCTAACTGCAAATATTTTCATGGCGCATAAGGAAAAATCATTTTTGATTTTATCATATCTAAAGGTTGTATACCAAAATATTTATTTGGTTTCCAACCATTGTTATCTTTCTCAAACCAAGGTATGAACGCAGCCACAATGTGAACTCTTGGTTTCTTTGCTCCACCCGTATCTATAACCCTATGTTTTATTCTAGTATTCCACATGTAAACCTTACCAACCTCTAGATGTTTAGTTATCGTTAAGGAATTACCATATTCATCTGCACCATCAATCTCTAAAACATATGAGGGCTCAGTAACTAATGGTATATTAAATCTTATGGCACACCACAACACCTCATCTACATGCCACCCCTGTTCATGACTAGGATACCCCCACATCACTCTTGACCTTGTGGGTGGTAGATCAACACACTCTAAAAATGTATTGTAATGTTTTTTAACTATAGGGTGAACCGTAGACAAACCATATGTATCGTAGTAAGTGTCTATATCTGTCTCCCAAGGTGGATTGGGATTACTCGTTCTTGAATAGGTCCAATTTAATTCTGGATGGCCAAGACTGGCATACGGACTTTGTAGATAATCATCCCCCTTTTCATTCATACATATACTAAATCCTTTATATTTTTCCGACTCAAAGTCACCCTTTCTCCAACCTCTTATTCCACCAATCTCATCTGCAATCTTTAGTGTTTTATCATATAACTCTTCAGCTGAAGGCATACCAAGTTCTTCCAACGTAAATTCCAAAAAGTTA